CCGCACCTACGAGGGCATTGCCAGGGCGATGGCGGAGCAGTGGGGATGAGTCGCGGCGGAGTTCGTGAGGGCGTACATTGATGCCCGAGGCGGAAGGGTGTAGAATGGCGGTATGGCAGAGAGTGACGAGATGAGGGATCTACTTCCAGCCGAGAAGTCCGTCCAGGACAAGTCGCTCTCTGCCAAGACTGCGGCCCTCCGTCCTGGGCGGATTTGTCGTTTGGAGGCGGGATGCCATGAAGATCGCGCTGACAGAAATCCGAGGAATGGATCGTCGCGTCCGGCAACAGATGTCGCCGGAGAAGTTGGAGGAGTTGACTGAGAGCCTGAAGGAAGTCGGCCAGGTCTGCCCGGTCAAGGTTCGCAAGAACGGCCACGGCTACACCCTGGTCTACGGCCACCGCCGCGTGATGGCGGCCAAGGCGGCGGGCCTCAAGGAAGTCGAGGCCATCGTCGCCGACGTGGCGGACGACAAATTGCTGACCCAGGCGCTCATCGAGAACGTCATCCGCGAGAACATGGCGGCCATCGACATCGCCAAGGCGCTGCGGGCCATCTTGGACGAGACGGGCTGCACACAGGCGGCGCTGGCGAAGCGGCTTGGCTGGGGCGAGGGGCCAGTCTCTGACTACTTATCGATGCTCGATGCCCCCATCAAGAAGGCAACCGAAGTTCTCGCGCGAGAACTCGGCGTGGACCACGTTAGGCAGGCCAGGGCCGCCACCGCGGGCGACGCCGCACTAGCGGCTAGGGTTCTGAAGAAGGCCGCCGAAGAAGAACTCTCCACGCGTCAGACCCGCAAAGTGGCCGAGGTCGTCAAGCGCGCCCACGACTACGGCGGCGACAAGGCCGTCCAGCGTGTTCTCTCTCAGAGGGCCGACGCCATCCTGCGCACGGCCGACAGCCTGCCCGCCCACAAGCCCAAGCCGAAGGCGGCAGCCCGGGAGGTCACGGGCCGCGCCCTGTTCCAGTGGATCAAGGACCCGCGCGTCGTGCTGGCCGAGGAGGGGCTGAAGTCGGTCAGCGCGCTGGTGTCGATCATTGCCCGGAGCCAGGACGACCGCGCTGGCGGAAAGATCGTGCTCAAGAGCCTTCGCAAGTTGACAGCCAACATCCTCAGGCAGCTAGACAACGTTATCGACAGGTTGTGATGGAAAGGTGGATTGGGCAGGACCACGGCGGCAAGGTTCGCCGGCTTGAGGGGTTCATCGGCGCACACGATGGCTTCCGCGGGTGGGCCAACAAGCAGCACACCAGGGCTTACATCCTGCTCGATGGATGGCTTTGTGAACTGACCAAGCAGGAGCATACCAAAAGCGAGAGTGGGCAGTGCAGCGTCGGATGCAAGAAGGCGGACCCAATGACGTTCTGCCACTGCATATGCGAGGGGGCAAATCACGGCCTTGAGTATGAGGGGCCGCACCATGAACTAGATGACGTAGCCGAAGTGATTGACGAGCCCCTGGAGGCGTGATGAGCGAGTTCGAGAGGCTAGTGGACGAATGGGGGTTTCTCACTCCGATCCCGGAGTTGGTGATCGAGCGCATGGCCGAGCTCGGCGTGGATGCATTCGCGGTCTTCTGCTACCTGCGCTATCGCACGAACAAGGACCGACACATCGCCTGGCCGGGCTACGAGGACATGGAGAAGAGAACCGGCCTCAGGCGTGAGAGGATTGCCGCCGCCCTTCGGGCTCTAGAGGTTGGCGGATTCCTCGTCCGGATCAAGCGGTTCGGGCAGAGCACCCAATACAGACTGATAAGACCGCCAGATGTGGCGCCCCAAGACGAGGCACCCTCCAGTAGTCCGACAGGCGGACTACTGGAGAATGGGCCGGTTGCTGCAGTAGTCCGACAGGTGGACTCCAGCAGTCCGCACGTGCGGACTCCAGTAGTCCGGACGTCCGGACTGTCAGTAGTCCGACAGGCGGACAGAATCCAAGACTCAGTTACCCAAGACTCAGAGAAGCAAGACGGAGAGAACCAAAAGGCGGCCTCCTCGCCGCCCAAACAGACCGACACGGTCCTCTGCGAAATCTGCGGGTTCTGGATCTCCCGGGCTGCTCTTGGAATGAGGTGCGAGGGCGCGCATTTCGTCAGGACCTCCGGCGGCAAGGTTGGTGTCGGGAGCCTGCAATGAGGCGCGATAAGGCTGACGCCGAGTTCTCGAGCCTGATCCGGGCGCGGGACAGCTGGACGTGCCGGCGGTGCGGTAAACAGTATCCCGAGAAGTCTCAAGCGCTCCATGCGGCGCACATCTTCAGCCGGTCGATCAAGAAGACTCGGCACGACCCGGAGAATGCGGTTGCGCTGTGCTACGGCTGCCACTCGTTCTTTCACAGACACCCATTGGAGTTCCATGAATGGGTAAAGGGTTGGCTGGGCAAGCGGAAGTACGGGGCATTGATGCGGAGGGCGAAGCGGCTGTGAAGTGCCTGTGCGGCCATCCGTCCCGGTGCCATTTCGCCGGGGGCGCCTGCAGCCATTGCGGCTGCCTTATCCTGGAGGAGAGTGATGCACGACTACCTGTTCTGGTTTGTGGGGGATGCCAACCTCGACCAGCAGCTGATGATCGCCCGGCGCCGGTTCGAGGAGCGGACCGGGAGGAAGGCCACCCGGGTCCTTTCGCCCGTCCCGATCCTTGGGACGAGCGGGCTGACCTGCGTTGAGGACAAGCGGGTCCTGCCCAACCATCTCCTGATCGGAGGCGACGAATGAAGGTCCTGGTGACTGGAGGGGCCGGCTTTGCGGGACATCACCTGGTCGAGCACATCCTGAAGAACACCGACTGGCGGGTGGCCGTCCTGGACAAGCTGACCTACGCCTCGAATGGCCTGGACCGGCTGCGGGACATTGATGCCTTCGACGATGGGCGGGTCGAGGTCTACGCTGCGGACTTCGCGCTGCCGATTTCCCCGGGGCTGGCGCAGGAGATTGGCGAGGTCGAGGTCATCATCCACATGGGCGCCGAGACCCACGTCGATCGGTCCATTGAGGATCCCTATCCCTTCCTGCGGGCGAATGTCCAGGGGACCCTCAACATGCTCGAGTTCGCCCGGGGTCTGGAATGCCTGCGGCAGTTCGTCTACTTCTCAACGGACGAGGTGTTCGGGCCCGCCCCTGTCGGGACCTCATACCGGGAGTGGGATCGCTACGCCTCGGCCAACCCCTACGCTGCCACCAAGGCCGGCGGGGAGGAACTTGCTTTGGCCTACGCCAACACCTACCGGGTCCCTGTCTTGGTGACTCACACCATGAACCTGTTCGGGGAGCGGCAGCATCCCGAGAAGTTCATCCCCAAGGTGGTGAGGTCGGTCCTGCTGGGAGAGACCGTCCCGATCCATTCGGATGCGACCCGGACTAAGGCCGGGCGGCGGTCGTATATCCATTGTCGAAACATGGCGGCGGCCCTGCTGTTTCTGCTGCGGATGGAGTGGCCGCGGGACAAGGTGAACATCGTGGGCGAGCGCGAGGTGGACAACCTTTCCCTGGCCCAGATGATTGCGGCGATTGTCGGCAAGCCCCTGGCCTACGAAATGGTCGACTTCCATTCGAGTCGTCCCGGGCACGACCTGCGCTACGCTTTGGACGGTTCCAAGTTGCGTGAGCTAGGCTGGGAGCATCCGAGGACCTTCGAGCAGTCCCTGGAGAAGACCGTGCGGTGGATGCTGGATCGGCCGGACTGGCTTGGGCTATGATTCTCATGGCCAGGCTTGGCGCGGCGCGGCAAGGCTGGGCGGGGCTGGGCAAGGCGAGGCAAGGCTAGCTATATTGCAAGACAGGAGGCACCGATGATTCTCATCGCTGACCTGTGTTCGAATATCGCCCCCTTCGACCGAAAGGTGGTGGCCTGGGCCGCCGAGCGGGCCGTCGCGTCTGGCGCGACCCATGTCAAGGTTCAGGTGTTCACCCCTTCGCACTTTCCGAGGCAGGAACGGGACGCCAAGCGGGCCGTGACGTTTCCGAGACACCTGCTGGGCATGCTGGTGGACGTGGTGGAGAACGCCGGCGGATGGGTGGGCGCCTCGGTGTTCGACGAGCATGCGGTTGACGCCTGTCTCGACGCCGGGGTCGATTTCCTGAAGCTTGCCACACGCGAGGCGTTCAACACCACCCTGGTCGACCTCTGCGCCGACACCGGGCTGCCGACGTTCACGTCCATCCCCCTGGGGCTCAAGGTGCAGCCCTGGCGGGATCGCAGACCGAACGAGACATTCCTGGGTTGCATCCCGCAGTATCCCGTTGTGGACTGGCCGGCCTACGACCCCTTCGCACACTTCCGGCCCCAGCCGTCCTGGGGCTGGAGTTCCCACACCCCGCACTACCAGGACGTCCTAATGGCCGTCGCCGCGGGAGCGACGGTGATCGAGAAACATCTCATGTTCACCCCCACGGACCCGGAGGCCGCCTGGTCCCTGTCATGCGAAGATTTTAGGAGAATGGTCGATGCGATCGAGAAACCTTCCACGTGAGCTGTTGGCGGCCGGCGCCTCAACCCAGAGCCGCGCCCGGCGCCCCATTCCCTGGGAGTGGGCGATGTGCCTGGAGCGGCAGGGCTGCACCGAGCTCTGGGATACGCCCGACGGCTTGAAGCACATGGTGACCTGGACGTTTGACCAGGGCGGTCCGGTGCTGGGTTACCTCAACCGCCCCTGCGGGCTGGCGGACAAGATGTTCGGGCCCGGCTCGGTAGTATCCGCCCTGGAGGTCGAGGCCGCCATCCGTCTGCTGGAGATTGTGGCCCCGTTCCTGAAGACCCAGGACCTGCTGGTGAGGTGGCTTGCCAACGGTTCGGATGCCTGCGACATGGCGGTACGTGTTGCCCGGGCGGTGACCGGTCGTCCGGACGTCCTGTCGGTGGGCTACCACGGCTCCTCGGTTGTGTTCTCGACCCCTCCCCAGGATGCCGGGGTTATGTGGTCGGCGAAGGCCAATACCCGCCACCTGGCTTTCGGCGATGCGGACGTCCTGCGCGCAGACGATTCGCCGGCGGCCGTGATCGTGGAGGTGCCATCCACGGACGAGAAGGCGGTCTACTACCTGTCGGCCGTCCGAGCCTACTGCGATGAGGTGGGGGCTGCGTTTATCCTGGACGACATCGTGACGGGGTTCCGCCTGGCTCTTGGAGGAGCGCCCGAGCACTATGGTGTCAAGCCGGACATGGTCTGCTACGGCAAGGCCCTGTCGAATGGCCGGGGGATCTCCGCCCTGGTCGGCCCTTCGGAGTGGATGGACCTTGCATCCGATCGGGTGTTCTACTCCAACACCTACAACGGCGACCCGTTCAATTGCGCCGAGGTCATCTCGACTCTGACCTACCTCGAGCGGCACCACGGGGACGTCTACTCCCACCTGTGGGATCTGGGCGAGCGGTTCAAGCAGGAGCTCTCGGCGGTCGGCGTTCCTGTCGTTGGACACGCTCCACGGTCGGCGATCGTGTTCGAGGACGAGAAGGTCAAGGCCGAGTTCTCGCGCCGGATGATTCTCAAGGGGGTGGTCCTGGACCGCCCGAACTACATGAGCATGGCCCATCACGAGCCCCACCTGCAGCTGACGGTGGAGGCCGCCGGGGAGGTGGTGCAATCGCTGCGCCGAGATGGGTTGTTCTAGGGGGCTGCGGAGCGATCGGCAACGTTCACGTTGCCAACCTGCGGGCCCTTGGGATCGAGCCCCTGGTGGTCGACCCTGTTGGGGGACAGGCCGGCTTTGACCCCCGGCCTGACGACCGCGTGGTGATCGCAACACCAGCCTGGATGCATTCCGAGCAGCTCGAGGAGCTGTCTGATGTCCATGCGGTCCTTGTGGAGAAGCCCCCGGCCCTTTCGGGGGCGGCCTGGCGCCGGCGGCCTGACATCGCCCGGCTGGCGGTGGGCTTCAATTGGCGGTTCCACCAGGCGATCGGGCCGTTCCTGCGGCCGGCCCCTGCCAGGCTGCACCTGACAGCGGTCGACGCGCTGTGGACGTTCCGGGGCGGGGACCACCTGTTCGATCGGTCGAAGGGCGGTGGCATCGTCCTGACCTCCGGTGTCCACAGCATCGACCTGGCCTGTCATATCATGGGCGGGCCCCCGCAGGTCCTGGCAGGATCCTCGACCGACCACAGCTTGCACCTGGAGCTGGCCCACCCGGCTGGCCGGTCGAGGATTTCCCTGGAGTGGACGAACGCCGGGAAGCCCTTCAGCGTCATCGAGGGGTCGTGGCCCGGGCGGAAGCCCTACGATCGCCCGACGTCCTACGCTGCCCCCCTGACCGTTCCCAGCCCGATGCACAAGCGCATGATGGAGCAGTTCGTGACCTTCGCTGACACCGGGCTGCCTGGTCTGCTGTGCATGCCCGAGGAGGCCCAATGGGTTCTGGACGTCGTCGACCATCTGTTCTAATCTACGTTTCGGGCGGCGGGAACGAGGGGATGGGTCACATCGTCCGGTCCTCTCACCTGGCGAACTGCCTGTCCAAGTCCTGCGAGGTCGGGGTGGCTTTCGATGCTCGGCGGCTGGAGCTCATTCCTGACTGGCTCCTGGCGCGCCGGCTCCCCCTGAAGCAGACCGACCTGCGGGACGTCAGCCCTGTGGAGGCCTCGGGGTTCCAAGCGGACGTGTTCGTGCTGGACGTTATGTTTCCGAGGGACGATTGGCTCCGGTCCTGCCCGCGATCGGTGGTGATCGTCGGGGCCGGCTGGAGCATCACCGAGGAGATTGCGGCGGCGGCCTCTCTGCTCATCTACCAGACAGGGTTTCACGTGAAGCACCACTACCTGGTGCCATCGCTGTCGGGGCCTGACTATCTCATGCTCGGCCCGGCCTACGGCCGGCGGGGCGGGGCGAAGGAGCGGGAGCCCCTGGTGTCCTTCGGCGCCGGGATCCCGGAGTCCTACCAGGTTGCCCTGCTGCGGGCTTTCCCTGACGCCCTCGTCCCAGAGCCCGGGGAAATGCTCTACGGGCTGCAGCGGGCGGCGCCGGTCCACGCCGGCAGTCTCGGGATGTCGACCTACGAGTCCATGTCGCTGGGCTGCGTTCCGGTGGTGGTGTCGCGGTCGACCGACCACCAGGAGACGGCTGCCAAGCTGGACGCGATGGGGGTGGTGGTCGACTGCGGGATCCTGGCCGACTGCCCTTCCAGGGATATGGTTCCGGTGGTGCGGGACGTCCTGCTCGACGACCGCCGGCGGGCCGTCCTGGCTGAGGCCGGCCAGGACCTGGTCGATGGCAAGGGGCTTGCAAGGGTTGCCAAGGCGGTGCTCAATGTCTAGGGCCTTGGTGATCGGGGGGACGCGTGGGATCGGCCTGGCCCTGTCCGATCGGCTGCGGACGCTGGGGTGGAACGTCCGTTCTACTGGCTCGGCGGTGGACATCACCGACCCGATGGCCTGGCCGGAGTTCCTGGAGGAGCAGCCCTACGACCTGGTGGTATTCTCGGCCGGGCGGCTCGACGTGGCCCCCTGGGGCGTCAAGCGGCTCTCGGACCTGCTGGCATCCTACTCCCTGCACGCGGCGGCTCCTGTGGCCCTCCTGGCGGCCCACGGTAGCAAACTTCTCGGCTGGTGGTCGAAGGTTGTGTTCATTTCCACGGTCGGGGCGGTTAATTCCGGGGCGGTCGACCTGGGCTACGGGATGGCGAAGGCGGCCTTGGAGAAGGCGGCCCGGGCCCTGGCCGAGCATTCATCTTGGAGGGTCTACCTCATCCGGTTCGACTTGGTCGACACCGACATGATCCGGCTCCTGCCCGGCGACACGATGGACGGACGACTGGCCCTTTCGCCGGCCGAGGCTGCCGACCAAATCATCCGGGAGGCAGAGCTGTGAGCGGCGCCGAACGGATCGCCAAAGTGCTGTGGGAGTCCGGGGTCCGGCTGGCCTTCGTGTTCCCTGGCGGGACGGTGTCCAGGCTCCTGGCTGCCATGCGGGATGTCGGGATCCGTCTCATCGTGTGCGTGAACGAGGCGGCTGCGGGTCACGCTGCCCAGGGCTACTTCCGGGCGTCCGGTCAGCTGGGGGTGGTGGTGGTCACGTCTGGACCCGGGGTGACGAACGCCCTGACGCCCCTGGCCGACGCCTACTACGACGGGGACCAGGTCCTGTTCCTGTGTGGGCAGGTGGCTACCGATCAGATGGGCCGTGGAACGCGTCAGGACGGCTTTCAATGGACCCCCACCGTCCGGCTGTGCCAGTCCATATCCCTGGTGGCTGTGGAGCCCAACGACGCCCCCTGGCGGGCCGTCCTGGATGCGATCCCCCTGCTGGCCGGCGGGCCGGGGGTCATCTCGATCCCGGCGGACCTGCTGCTATGAAGAGGCTCATCATTGTCGGCCGGGGGGCCCTGTCGGCCTGGAAAGAGGTCCGGGACTACGCCGAGCGAACGCTGACTCCTGTTGTCTGCAGCATGGGCGGCCTGGGGATAATGCCCACCGACCACGTCCTGTTTCGTGGGATGATTGGCCATACCGGGGACCGTGCAGCGAACCTGGCGGTGGCGGAGGCCGAGGAAATCATCGCCCTGGGGACCCGGCTGGACATGCGCCAGACCGGGACGGCGCCGGACCTGTGGGCCGGCAAGTGGGTGGTCATGGTCAACACGGACCTGTCCGAGCTCCGGGCTGCCCGCGTTGCGGTCGAGGCTCATTGCGAAACGGTTGCGGAGTGGCTGCATGCACACCTTCACGATGTCTGAGGTGGTGGCGGCGCTGAACGAGGCGACGCGGGACTTTCACGTCACGGTCTGTGTCGGGGTCGGGACCCACCAGTCCGTGGCGGCCCGGGGGTTCACGCTCGACTATCCCAGGCGCCAGCTCCTGACCTCCTGCGGGCATGGAACGATGGGCTCGGCGCTACCCTATGCGATCGGGGCCCAGCTGGCGAACCCTGAGAGGCTCGTCCTGGTCGTCACCGGGGATGGCTGCTGGGAAATGGAGCGCATTCACCTGACGACCTGCCGGGCCTACTCCCTGCCGGTGAAGGTTGCCATCCTGGACAACGGGGTGGCGGGGATCGTGCATCAGTTCGAGGAGCTCAACGGGATCCCCCACGTGGCGACCGAGTGGGCCCGCGGTCGACCGGGTTCCAAGCCCGAGTCCCATCTGGACATGGGCTGGCTTTGGGATCCTGGAGTTCAGGTCCGGCGGTATGTCTGTTCTGACATAGGGGTCTGGCCCATCCTGCAGTCCGGCCACCAGCCGGACAAGATGACCTCCGAGCCCCGGGGGATCGGATGCATGGGGAGGGAGTTGCCATGATCGGAGGGCCGAAGGTTGTGTTCCTGGGAGGAGGTTCAGACGCCGTCCCGATCGTGGCTCGGGGCCTGGCGATGGGTGTGAGACCTGTCGTGGTCGACTTCAATCCGTCCTGTCCTGCTGCCTCCCTGGGCGAGTTCGTCCTGGCCTCCTGCTACGACGTGACCTCCACCTTGAACGCCCTGCAGGAGATTGGCGCTCAACCGGACGGGGTCCTATGTGCTGGGGTGGATGCGCCTCACGTCGCTGCGGCTGTGGCCGAGCGCTACGACCTTCCCGGCCCGGATCCCATCGCGGCGACGCTGTCCCAGGACAAGCTCCTGCAGAACGAGGTGCTGGGCGAGCTTGTCAGCGTTCCCCTGACGTTCCCTGGGCCTGTGGCTCACCCCGGCTGGGTGGTGGTCAAGCCTGTGGACTCGCGGGGTGGTCGGGGGGTTTCGCGTGTTATGCCCCACAGGCTCGCGGAGGCTTGGGCGACGGCCGTCCGGCATTCCCCCACCGGCCGGGCGATGGTGCAAGAGTGGCTGGACGGGACCCAGCTATCGACCGAGAGCATCATCCAGAACGGAGAGGTTCTGTTCACGGCGATCGCCGAGCGCAACTACTCGAGGCTGGAGGAGTTCGCCCCGGCGGTGATCGAGGACGGGTCAGACATGCCCTGCCCTGAGCTGGGCGACCCGGACAACGGGGGGTTCGAATGGCAGGTTATTCAGGCGATGCGCCTGGCTGCCCAAGCGATCGGGCTGAGAACCGGGATCCTGAAGGGGGACCTGGTCTGGCACAACAGCAGGCCCTACGTTGTCGAGGTGGCCGCCAGACTATCTGGTGGCGGGTTCTGCTCGCTGATGACGCCGGCCGTCTGGGGGGTGGACTTGGTCGGGGCTGCGATCGACCAATGCCTTGGCAGGAAGCCTGTCGTGCCAAGGCCCTACCTGCGGATGCATGTCTGCCAGCGGTTTCGGTTCCCCCACCGGCCGTGGTCGCATCCTGAACGCGGAGATTTCGTGCTGGGGTTCGGGACGTCCCGGTCGGTTGCCCGTCTGGACGCGGAGAGGAGACTGGCATGAGCACGCTGGACGCTCTATCGAACCAGTTCTGGATGCACGAGTCGTTCCTGGAGTTGCAGGCGTTCTTTGGCCCAACCTTCAAGCCAAGCTACTGCCTGTCCGACGAGCAAAAGGCGATTGAAGATCGAGCCTCCTTCTCCGGCAGCGACGAGGAGTGGACTGCCTCGACGGACATCTTCTGCTACCAGAACGTCGCCCTGGCGATCCAGGGGATTCATCGGCCCTATCTGTCCAAGCTCCTGGCCTCCACGGCCGACCGCTATGGGCCGTCGGTTCTTGACTACGGGGCTGGAGGTGGGCAGGTCGGGCTTGGGCTTCACTTCCTGGGCTATCGGGTGTCCTTTGCGGACATCCCTGGACGAAGTCTGATGTGGCTCATCTACCGCCTTCGGCAACTCAGGCTTCCCCTTCCGGTCTACATCCTTGGTCAGGGGGTCCAAATCCCGAGGCACAACATCGTCCTGTGTCTTGATGTGATCGAGCATCTTTCGAGGCCGGAGCAGGAGGAGCTCCTGACAAGACTTGGGGAGATAGGAGAGGCGGTGTTCGTGAATCTCATCCGGGACGACGACCACCCGGGGATCCACGCCCCTGTCGACTTCGATGGCCTGACGGAGTTCGTCCGATCGAAGTGGGCATGCTTCTCCGAGGACCACTATCCGCATCCAGACACCGGTATTCCGAGGCAGCGGCTGCTCATCTACGGGGAGGCGGTGGAGAATGCATAGATTCATCGAGGGCCTGTCCTGGGAGGGGTTGGGGGCGACTGCCCGCTACTGTCGGGATTGTCGGTTCGTCCATCTCGACCCCGTTCCTGACCCCGGGCTCCTGGCCGACTACTACGCCAAGAAGTTCTGGCAGGACGAGAAGGTCGGGGCCTACGAGCTCATCCTGGCCGAGGAGGGGTGGCGCCGGCACGTCTACGGGCTCTATGAGGCCATCCTGCGGACCAACCTCCCCGCCGATCGCCGACGGGTGGTAGACGTCGGCTCTGGGCACGGCCTGTTCGCGGCGGTCCTGGCTGGCGCCGGCTGGGAGGCGTGGGCGGTGGAACCTTCCGTAGAGGCCAGTCGCCATACGTTCGAATGGAGCCGGCAGAGGGTGGGACAGCTCATCCTGGCCCACCGGGGGATCGACGACTTCATCCTGGGCCATCGGGAGTTCGATGTCATCTCCATGCTCTGGCTCCTGGAGCACATGCCCGACCCGGTCACGCTGCTGCGCCGGGCCTGGGGAGCTCTGCGGCCGGGTGGGATCCTGCTGCTGGCGATCCCCAACGAGCCCCTGAGGGGGGGGCCGCCTTTCGTCCACCCGACCCACGTCAACTACTGGACGCTGCAGTCCATCACAGCCCTGCTGCGGCGCTGCGCCTTTGAGGCTCCCGGGCTGGTGCTGGGGACGGCGCCCATGCACCGGTTCCTGCCCACGGTGGACTACCTGAAGCACCCCGGCCTGGGTGGACACCTGCATTCGCTCATCCGTGCTACCGAGAGTTCCCTGTCCAGGCTGGATCTGGCTCGGCGGATGCTGTGGTACGCCAATCACGGCGCCCGGGACCTGGTCCTGTTCGTGCGGAGGCCCTGATGCCTGTCCTGTGTGTTCTCGGGGTCCGGGCGACGTCCGAACGGTTGCCCGGCAAGGTCCTGGCGCCGATCGCCGGGGTACCCATGTTCGTCCACATCGTGCGGCGCCTGAAGCAGTCCAAGTGCGTGGCTGACGTCCTGGTGACCTCCCCCTGGGATCCTGCGAACGCGGAGATTGACCGGGCCTGCAGCGAGTTCGGCATATGGTCGACCCGTGGGATGCAGGGGGACGACACCACGGCGGAGCTGGCCCGGGCGGTGGACAAGCTGGTGGGGCGCTACGGTCAGATGCCTGTCCTTCGGGCCCTGGGTGATCAGCCCTTCGTGGACTGGCACCACATCGACCAGGCGGCGGCTGCGATCGAGACCAACGGCTGGGACTTCCTGCTGCCCCTGCAGTTCGGTTCGGACCCTGTCTACGGCGCCGGGCTTTCCCCCTGGTCCTACCGGACATGGTGCTGGACCTCGAGCCTGTCCTCTGGCGAGGAGCGGCAGCATCCCGGCATGTGGATCCGCCGGCACCTCGACCGGTTCACCTACGGCCTGGTCGACCTGCCCCATTGGTCCTACCGTCCCTACCGGCTCGAGGTGGACACCGAGAAGGACCTGGAGCTGGTGCGCCTGGTCTGGGATGCCTGGGCCAAGCCCCACGAGCCCCCGCTGCAATGGGTGGTGAACTTCCTGGACCGGCACCAGGACGTGGCGGCCGTCAATGGCTCGGTGCGGGAGCGGACCGGGACCTACACGTCCTACACCCGGGCCGAGATTGAGCAATGGGAGCGGGACTACTCCGGCCGTCCGGTGGTCTACTCTGACCTGGCGGCGATCTCCGGGGAGATTCAGACGTCCCACAAGAAGGTCAAGTGCTCGAGGTGCGCCACGCCCCTGGTGTCGATGGACCTGGTCCGGGGCCGGCTCATCCTGCGCTGCCCCAAGTGTGGGCATAAGGAGACCTTCGAGTCTCGTCGCCCCATTGCGTAATACGGTGTATGATGTAGCTGCCGGGGCGCGCTAGCTGCGCCGACGACGTGATGGCCGGCCCGTCCTGCGGGCCGGCTTTGCTGTATTCTCTCTGCGAGGAGCGACATGCCGAGGGGTTCTGGTCTGGTTCCATTCAAGCCCGGTTTCGACCCACGAAGGAACAGGACTGGCAAGCGCGTCAACCGTGTCACGGGTTGGTTGCGGAAGTTCGGTGCGATGACGCCGGTCGAGGCGGCCAAGATGTGCAAGGCATGGTCGACTGAGTTGGCGGCCGGCGGGAACGATCTCTGCATCGAAGGCATGGTGGCATTGAGGCTCTGGATGTCGCTGATGTCCGAGCCAACCGGGGCGATCCTGAAGGAGGTCCTGGACAGGACAGAGGGCAAGCTGCCGACGGTGCTCAAGTCGTGGCGCGACGACCTTATTGCGCTCATTCGAGAGGGGACCCTGACGTATGACGTCGTCAAGGACGAGCTCGGGAGGGACCTTGCTACAGAGCTATTTGCCGGAGCAGGCATATCTGTCAGCGAAGGCGGAGAAGTTGAGGCGCCTGGCTCGGGCGAGGGCTGACGCTACGCTGATGTGGACACCGATGCCGGGATCCCCCCAGGAGCGGGCTTTCCATTGCGAGGCTGACGAGCTGTTCTTTGGCGGTCAGGCCGGCGGTGGCAAGTCGTGGCTCCTGCTGGGCCTGGCTCTCACGGCCCACATGCGGAGCATCATCTATCGGCGGGAGTTCCCCCAGCTGCGCGACCTGATTTCGTCGGCGGCCGAGCTCATCGGCGAGCGGGGGCGGTTCAACGAGAACCTTCACATCTGGCGCGACCTTCCAGGCGACCGCATGCTGGAATTCGGGGCGGTCCACAATGCCCAGGACGTCCAGAAGTACAAGGGGCGGGCCCATGACCTGAAGGGCTACGATGAGGTGGGCGACTTCCTGGAGTCGCAGTATGTGTTCCTGAACGCCTGGCTGCGGACCCCGATCCCTGGGCAGCGGACGCGGGTGGTGGCGACTGGCAACCCCCCTACCACGGCCGAGGGGCAATGGGTGGTCAAGAGGTGGGGCGCCTGGCTCGACCCGCAGCATACCAACCCTGCCGAGCCTGGCGAGCTCCGGTGGTATGCCCGGATCGACGGGGACGAGCGGGAGGTCGGGCCCGGTGCGTTCGTCTGGAAGGACGAGCTCATCGAGCCCAAGTCGCGGACCTTCATTCCGGCCAGCGTCTGGGACAACCCCTACTACGCCACGACCGGCTATCCCCAGCAGCTGCAGGGCCTGCCCGAGCCCCTGCGATCGCAGCTGCTCTACGGAGACTTCACGATCGGGCTGGTGGCCGACCCCTGGCAGGTCATCCCTGCCGAGTGGGTGGAGGCTGCGATGGCTCGGTGGACGTCCGATCCTCCGACGGGCGCTCCCCTGCTGTGCGTTGGCCTGGACGTGGCCCGGGGCGGTGACGACATGACGGTGGCGATGACCCGGGTAGGTCCGTGGTTCTCGATGCCTAACAAGACTCCCGGCAAGGAGACGCCCGACGGTCCCTCGGTCCTGGCCAGGATCGCTCGGGAGATGGGCTACCAGATTCCCGTTCACGTCGACGTGATCGGTGTTGGGGGTTCGGTGTATGACCACCTGCGGGCGGCCGGGGTGGACGCCAAGCCTGTGAACTTCGCTGAGTCGTCCGGGGCTGCTGACCGATCGGGGAACCTGCGGTTCAGGAACCTACGGGCGGAGCTGTGGTGGCGAGCCCGGGAGGCCCTGGACCCAGCGTTTGGGCTCCGGCTGGCCCTGCCGCCGGACCCCGAGCTGCGGGCTGACCTGGTGGCGCCCCGCTGGAAGGCGACCCCGCAAGGCATCCAGATCGAGTCCAAGGACGACATCCAGGAACGGATCGGGCGGTCGACCGACTGCGGGGATGCCTTTGTCATGGCTCTCATCGGAGGCGGCGCCAACGTTCCGCCGGCCGTCCTGGCCCAGGCGAGTCGTTGGCTCGAGCCCAAGGAGCCCGGCAAGCCTGGTGACTCTGGCCCTGCCACCTGGGGCCCGGGCGGCGAGAGCCGGTTCAGGAGGGGCTGACGTGGACCTACTGTGGGGGCTCCTGGTAGGGTTCCTCTGCGGCCTGGCGGCTAGCGGCGGAAGACGTTCCAAGACGGTCGGGCCTCCGGCCGGCCTGGACCTTGAGACCGCCTGTGAGCGGGTGCAGACCCGCATGCGGGCCGGGGAGCTGGTGGTCGGGCGGGCCCGGGAGGCTCTCACCGTCCTGAATGCCCAGATGAAGGTGGGGGCGTTCCAGCAGTCGTCCCTGGCCGCCCTGATGAAGTCGGTTGAGGACTTGCAGTACTTTGCGGCTGACCTGGTCGGTGATCAGGCGCAGCTGATGCGTGAGCTGAAGGAGGCGTTCTATGGCGGGTCGAAAGCGAACGACTGACTACGAGACTGTCCGGCGCCTGGTGTCGGAGGGCGCTGCGCCGGCGGAGGTGGCCCGGTCCCTGGGGGTGTCGACTGCCACGGTGTCCCGGGCCCTGAAGGCTGAGAACATGGCTGCCCCGAAGGGGGTGGTCTACACCGAGCTGGGCGTGACCGGGCTCAACCGGTTCGGCGGTGCGATCGCCGAGGACTACCTGGCCGACTGGAACAGTCTTCCAAGGATGGTCAAGCTTGTCCGGCGGATGATGGACCATCCGGTGGTTTCTGCGGCCACCTTCGCGGTCGAGATGCTGGCGAAGTCGGCGAAGGTCGACGTCGAGCCAGCCAGCGAGGAGCCCCAGGATGTCGAGGCGTCCGAGTTCCTGGAGTCCTGCCTTGACGACATGAGCCATTCCTGGACCGAGCACATGGGCCAGGCGATCACGATGGCCTGGTATGGGTTCGCCCCGTTTGAGATTGTCTACAAGCGGCGGCTCGGGCCCGACCGGGATGCAGCGAGCAAGTATGACGACGGGCGGATCGGCTGGCGGAAGTTCGGCTACCGATCGCCCGACACACTGACCCCGGGATCCGAGTGGGTGATCGACGAGAACGGCGGGGTCCAGGGCATGAACCAGACCCCTCCGGCCGGTGGAAAGTCGGTGTTCATCCCGATCGAGAAGATGCTGCTCTACCGGACGTCGGCCCTGAAGAACAACCCGCAGGGCAAGTCGGCGCTCCGGGGGGCCTACCTGCCCTGGTACTTCTCGAAGAACTTCAGCGAAATTGAGGGGATCGCCGCCGAGCGCATGGGGACGGGCATGCCTGTCATGTATCTCGGCCGGGGGACCAAGCTCCAGGGGGAAAACAGCGATTTCTCGAAGGCCCAGGACATCGTGCGGAACACCAGGACTGACGAGCAGATGGGCATCGTCATCCCCTATCCCAAGATGACGTCCGATGGGCAGGGCGCCCTGTTCGAGCTGGTGTCGCCGGGCTCTCGGGGGATGATCGACTTCGGCGAGGCCATCACCCGCTACAACCAGCAGATTGCCCAGGTCCTTCTGGCGCAGTTTATCTTCTTCGGGCTGTCCGAGCGGGGGACGCAGGCCCTGGCTGTTCGCGCCACGGACTTCTTTGCCCAGGCGGTCAGCGGCTGGCTGGACCTCATCGCTGACACCCTGAACCGGTTCGGGGTCGAGCGGCTGTTCAAGCTGAACGCTGGGGCCTTCGGCGCCCTGACCGACTATCCCAGGATTGTGTTCGCCCCGCTGGGCCAGCAGGACGTGGCTGCCCTGGTCGGTGCTGTGGCCGAGGCCGTGAAGGCTGATGTCGTTCAGATTGACGCCGGCCTGGAGCGGACAGTGCGCCAGCTCCTGGAGTTGCCCGAGCTGGAGAAGGGCACCATCCGAAAGAAGCCTGCCCCGCCTGTGCCCTTCGGCCCCGGTGGGATCCTGCAGAGGCCCAAGGAACAGCCGGCGAAGGACGGGGGTCACAACGACCCCGCCCTTGACGTCGCCGAAGGAGGTGAGACGCCCGAAGACGAAGCCTTCGCGGCGTCCCGGTTTCGTGGCAGCGGCGCGGCGCGCCGTCGCACGTGGGAAAGGGAGACCAATAACTACCAGGCCCAGCTCGGGCTCATCTACGGCGAGTGGCTGAACCAGCTCGCCGACGACATCGAGGAGGACCCGGAGAGTTCCGAGGACACGATCGACGAAGCCCTGTCTGTCCTGGCGACCGCCCTGGCTGCGGCCGGCCGGGAGAACATCATCAAGGGTTCGCAGTTGGGGCTCGGCGGGCGAACCCCATCGGCCGATTCCCTGATGGCCCTGGCCCGGCGCCTGGCCGAGAACGAGGAGTACCTGGACACGTCCCTCATCCCGGACACCCGGCGGCGCCTGCTGATAGCCCTGTCGGATCCTGATGTCAAGGCGGCTGGGGCTATAGGGATTGTCGGCTACATGGCCGCCCTGCAGGCCCGGGTGGAGTCCTACGCTGGGCAGATGTGGACGGCGATCCAGGACGGCGCCGGCTGGGCTGCCCGGGACGCCGAGCGGGAGGGTGGCGGCGCGGTGGCCTGGGTGCTGGACGACTCGGCGAACCATTGCAGCGAGTGCCCCGATGCGGAAGGCGAGTATGCCAGCATGGACGAACTGCTCGAGGCGACCGGCGGTCGACTTCCAGGGGACATGGAGTGCGAGGGGAACTGCCGGTGCTGGCTGGAGATTGACGATGGATCCGGCTCCCTTGCCAGGCCGTAGGGCTGGGGGCCCTTGACAACATGTGGTAAGATATGTGTGCGGGTGGGCACGTCCCACGACTTCGTTCAAGGCCGCAGGCGAATCTCGCCTGCGGCCTTCTCTTTCGAGGTCCCATGCCCTGGCACATCGTGAAGGCTGGCTCCAAGTTCAAGGTGGTCAAGGACGCTGACGGCTCGGTGGCCGGGACCCACGACACCGAGGCCGAGGCGAAGAAGCAGCTCGCAGCTCTCTATGCCAGCGAGCCTGCGATGCATTCCGAGCGCATCGCCTTCGACGACTTCGCAGCCCCTTGTATCAAGGGCCCTGTGCGCCTGCTGCCCGAAGGGACGTGGCACCGGGGCGGTCGGAAGCTGATCATCACGCGGGAGCGGCTCGAGGAGATGGAGCGGAACTTCCGGGCCGGCCTGCCACGCTTTCGCGTTGGCATCAACCTGGACCACAAGGAAGACGCCGGCAAGGTCGGCAACATCCGGCAGGTGGCCTACCTGCCCGATGGCTCTAGCGGTCCGGGGCTCTACGCAACCGAGCTGGAGCTGACGCCGAAGGGCGAGAAGGCGATCGGCGAGGACGGGTACGACGGGGTGAGTGCTGAGGTGGTGTGGACTCTCAACGACGGGGCCCGTTACCAAGACCCGGAGACCGGGTCGGAGCACGACAATGTCCTTGTCGGACTGGCGCTCACCCCGACCCCGTTCTTTGGGCACCAGCACGTGGCTCTATTCTCGGCGAAGGAGCAGAGCATGGATACGATCTTGATTGAGTCGCTACGGACCGGGCTGCGTCAGCTGCTCGGCTTGAAGGGTGACGAGCCGGTGCCTGAGCCGGAACCGGCACCCGAACCTATCCCGGCCGAAAAGGCGGAGGTGGACATGGAGAAAGAGGAGTTCGAGGCCAAGTTGAAGGCGTCGACCGACGCCCTGGCGGCCGAGAAGGCTCGGGCTGACAAGCTCGAGGCCGACATGAAGGCCGAGAAGCTGGCTGCCCGCAAGGCGGCGCTGAAGGTGGAGGCCGAGGCATTCAAGGCCCTGGCGATCCAGCCTGAGGAGTTCGCTGAGGGCATGGCCGAGCTGGAGGGCCTGAAGCCCGAAGTCGCCGAGTGGCTCCGCAAGGTGCTCGCCGGCGCCGACGCCGCAGCCAAGGCCGTCATGGCCGAGGCGGGGACGTCGCAATCCAACGATGGCGCCCCTTTGCACGAACTGGCCGATGGCCTGGTCGCCAGCGAGAAACTGTCCTACTCGGATGCTCTGGCGAAGGCCAGCAAGCTGCATCCCGAGTTGGCGTGAGGAGGTGACGGATGGCAAGCGCATGGGATTTTGGAGTCAAGCCCGTTCCGTTCACCGCCGACACTGACCTCACCACGAAGCAGTGGCAGCTGGTCGCCCCGGCCTCGACCGGTGGGTATGTCGGCGCTGTGACTTCGGCCTGCAACCCGATCCCGGCCGGGGTCCTGGTGAACGATCCGAGCGCGGGCCAGGCTGCGGAGGTTGTGATCTTCGGACCGACCAAGGCCAAGGTTCGTGTGAACAGCTGCTACCTCAAGAACGGCAAGTTCCTGAAGGCGGCCTCGGATGGTGCTCTGGAGCCGATCGAGACGATCGGTGTCGACAACCCGTTCGCCCGCTATTTCGACGCGCGGCAGACCACGGCTGATGGTTCCTTCCTCGGCAACGTGGTGATCCTGGGCATCGTGTCGGCCTGCGGCGCGACCCTCGGAACGAGCTGAGGAGGTGACTGATGCCTAGCCCTACTGAACGACAGGTCCACATCGACGTTGGCCTGACCAACGTCTCCATCGCCTACCGGAACGGCGGCTACATCGCGGACCAGATCTTCCCGATCGTGGGCGTCCCGAAGGCGACGAACTACTACTGGATCTACACCAAGGCCGACTGGATGCGGAACGAGGTGGGGATCCGGGCCCCCGGCACGCGCGCCCGCCGGGCGGAGTACACCCTGTCCAAGACGCCCTACGTCTGCGTGGAGCAGGCGCTGTCCAAGGGTGTCCCGGACGAGGTCCAGAAGATGGCCGACGAGCCCCTGCGCCCGATGATCACGGCCACCGAATACGTCACCGACCAGCTCCTGAAGGCGGTCGAGATTGACGTGCTTGGCGCGGTGTTCGGGACGGGCTGGTCGAGCTCGGCCACCCCTGGCACCCTGTGGAGCTCGGACGCGTCCGATCCCCTGGGTGACATCGAGACGGGCGTCTACACCGTCGCCGCAGCGATCGGGCGCGAGCCCAACGTGGCGGTGATCGGGCGCGGTCTCTGGCGCTACATGCGCAACCACCCGGACATCGTCGACCGCATCAAGTTCGGCGGCGCTCCGGGCAATCCTGCGGTGGCGACGTCGCAGGCGGTTGCCCAGCTGATCGGGGTCGAGAAGTTCCTGATCGCCAGCGCCATCTACGACACCATCCAGGAGGGCGGGACGTCATCGCTCTCGATGATCGGTGGCAACCACCTGTTCCTCGGCTACGTCCCGGCGACCCCCGCCGTCGACGTGCCGGCGGCCGGCTACGTGTTCCAGTACATGAGCCGGGAAGTCAACCGCTACCGTGAGGACCAGGAGCACCAGGACGTGGTCGAGGCTCGCATGAGCTGGGACGCCGTCATCACGGCCGCGGACGCGGGCTACCTCGTCAAGTCGGCTGCGTAGTCTGAATGCCGAGGGCCGGGGGCCAAAGCACCCAGCAATGCACCCCGGCCCTATCTCCCCCCAGCGGGTGCTGGGCCGTCTGGGGGGACTCGAACTAGGAGGGCATCATGCCTGGTGGAAAGATTCGTTTGAAGGTCCTGGCGACCGGCGGCTTGTCCGTCGGCTCGGCCTCGACCGATACGTTCATGAAGAACATCCTGGCCGGCTCGGTGTCGCTCACCAGCCCGGCCTTCACCGGCAACACCGCCGGCTCGCAGGCCACGGTGGAGGTTTCCATCACCGGCCTGACGGCCAGCCACGTGCTGCAGGCGTTCCCGCGAGGAACATTCTCGCCCTGCATCGCCCTGGTGTCAACCTGCCCTGGCGCGGGCGTGGCGTCGATGATCTTCGCATACATCGCTGGCTCGGGCGGCGCGGCTGCAGCCGGGGCCACGACGGTCATCCAGTATCTGGCCGTCAAGACGTAGGGAGGCTGGCATGAGCCAACTTCCTGGCGGAGCATCCACCTATACGGCTGCGGGCTGCGTGGTGGGAAGCGAGCGGCGACCAGTCTGGTTCGGCCTGGTGGCCGGCGCGGCTGCCGCATCGGCCACGTTCTGGGGTTCGAGCGGATCGACTGGCGGGGCGTCCTCGATCATCACGCTGAACGCCCTGGCGGGGACGACCGTGCCGATGATTGGGCCCTTCGTGTCGGCCTGCGGGGTCTACGTCGGGAACATCACCACCGGCAGCGCGTTCGTCTGGATGCGCTGATGTACTCGACCTGCGCGCAGGTGGCGGCCCTCATCCCGAACCTGCTCAACGGCGCATCGTCCTTCGATGGGCTGGATACTGCCATTCGCCCTTCGAGCGCGCAACTCGTCGGCTTCATGTCGTCGGGTTGCGCGCTCATCGAAGCCCGCCTTGGCGCCCTGGGCTACTCCACGCCGGTTACGGGAGGGGTGGCTGGGTTCGTGGCCGACCTTGAGTCGACCTACGCCGCGTACAGGGCGGAGCTGGCCCGGGGATCCCCCCGGACGTCGAGCGGTGAGCGCACCAGGGCTGAGGCGTTCAAGAAGGCATTCGACGACGGGCTGAAGGAGCTGGCCCTGATGGACCTGTCCCGGGCCGGAATTGGTGTGGCCGAGAGCAAGTTCTACGGTGGCGGCATCAGCGAATCCGACAAGGAGACGGTCGAGGACGACACCGACCGAGTCGCTCCCAGGTTCTTTGGGGGCGTGTTCGACGGGGACTTCGGTTCGAACCCGGCCGATGACCAATCGCAATGACCTGGAGAGGCCATGAACGCATTTGGAGGTATGCACGTTGTCTACCTGTACGCCGACTCGCCGCAGGAATGGAACTGCTCTGAGTGGCGTTGCCACCTGCTGGCCAATGCCATCAATGCGGTCCATGAGGCGAACCCCAAGGGGTTCCCCCACACCGCCAACCTCTACAACCTGCGAACTTCCCTGTCCCTGCACCACCCCCTTGTCCAGCGGAAGATAGGGGCGGGTGACATCGTCCTGTTTCAGCGGGACGTCATCTTCCCCGAAGTCTACGACGCGATGGAATACTGGCGGGCGGTTGGGAAGACCGTCCTGGTCGACCTGGACGACCACTACCCTGGGATCCCGCCATCCAACCCGGCCCACCCGTTCTGGATCGACAATCAGTTCCAGTTTGACCCTCCCCCGATCGAGCGGATGACCGAGGGCTTGAGGCATGCCGACGGCCTGATTTCGCCGTCGCATGAGATTCTGGCCGATTGGGCGGATGTCGTCCCTGGGTACTACTGGCCGAACTACCCCGCCCTGAAGCTGTATGAGGGGATCGTGCCCAAGCCCCTGGGCGAGGCGGACGTCCTGGTGGACTACGAGCCGGACGCCAGCCCTCCTGTCATGCGGACCCGGAAGCGATTGGGGACCGAGGGGCAAATCTGCATCGGCTGGGGCGGGTCCATCTCGCACATCGATGGCTTTGTCTACTCCCAGGTCCTGCCGGCGCTGAAGCGTATCCTGGCGGACTTCCCCCAGGTGTTCTTCAAGTTCTGCGGCAGCGAGACGAGACTGGACTACCTGTTGAACCAGCTGCCCGAGAAGCAGCTCCTGCGTCATGGGGGTGTGGCGGCCGACCATTGGCCCCTGGTGGTGTCGACCTTCGACATCGGGATCGCCCCGCTTGATCTCCGTCCGACGTCGACCTTCACGTCGGCGCCTGACCGGGAGGTGTCCTACGACGAGCGCAGGTCCTGGCTGAAACTCGTCGAGTACGTCTGCTGCGGAGTTCCGTTCGTGGCCTCGGACGGGGCGCCCTATCGTGAGTTGGGCCGGTATGGGAAGCTCGTCCCATCGAGCGAGGACGCCTGGTACGACGCTTTGGCGGAGCGGATCCGGGGCCTGGAGCACTACAAGGCCGAGGCTCAGGGGCGGAAGGCATGGGCCCTGAAGCGGTTCACGATGGAGGCCAACGCCGAGCGGCTGATCGCCCTGTACGCCCGTATTGCATCCGAGCAGCAGTCCCGCAGGGCCAATGCGAGGCTGCCAGAAACCATCTATGTGGAATGAGAAGGTCGAGCGGAGGCGACGATGGAAGAGACGCAGAGGCATGACCCCTTCGAAGAGGGGGCGGCGCCGTGGACCGAGAAGGCAACCCGGATCGCCAGGGAATGGGCGGCCGGACGGCTTGAACGGCGAGGAGTGAGCATCGTGAGGGTTATCGAGTACGTCATGCTCGACGCCATCAACCGGCGCTATGCCGAGGCCCAGAATGGATAAGCCCGTTCTGCTGACCATTGGGGGGCACACCCTGCGCGAACTGTGGGAGCCCCTGTCGAAGGACTTCGACCTTGCCTTTCTCCAGACGGGCGCGGCCGAGATGGCCGAGAGCATGGGCCTGCAGGTCATCGCCCTGGAGAAACTGTTGACCGAGCCGATGGTGTCCGAGGCGAAGCTGGGCTCCCTGGTGGCGACTTCCGACATCGTGGGGGCTTGCAAAGCGGGAACCGCCCAGCTCGACCCCAGCGTCCCGTCTCTGACGTCCGAGGGGCTCCTGGGGTGGCTGCCGGTCCTGTTCAATGACCATGTCACGAGTGCATTGGCCCGGCTGCATGCCATCGAGGCCCTTGCGTCTGCCAGGAAGATTTCCGGGGTCCTGTTGCACGAGGAGCAGACTACCGAGGGCAGGCTGCTCTCCGAGTTCGGCCGGTCGATCGGAGTCCCTGTGCTGCATATCCCCCACGCCAACCACTACATCCGGGTCTCTCCCTGGGACATTCATTGCCAGGTAGGCGCCGACTATCTGGGTGTGGCCGGGGAGTATATGCGGGACTGGTATATCGAGTGCGGCGCCGACCCCGGGCGTATCACCATCCTTGGGACGCCGCAGTACGACTACCTCTATGACAACGCCATTCCTGATCGGGCGGCCGCCAAGAGGGCCTTCCACGTTCCAGAGGGCAAAGAGGTGATCGGCTACGGGACGTCCTGGCACCAGATGACGGCCGCCTGGGGCGACGGGCCGGCGGAATTGGGTCGGTGCTGGGCAGAGGTTCTTTCCGCCTGCCAGGTTCGCGACGCGTTCCTGATGGTTCACGTCCACTACGGCGAGCATCCCAGCCGGCAGCAGCACTATGCCGACCAGATGAAGGACGCCGGGGTGAAGGGGGCTGTTCACAAGGGCGACGGCTTGTTCTGGGCGCTACAAGCCTCTGACGTTGTGGTAGTTCCTTCGGCCTCGAACTACGGCCTTGAGGCGGCCATCCTTGGCAAGCCTGTCGTCGAGCTCTGGACCCCAGGAGCAAGGTTCCCTGATGATGGCCCGGAGGGAACCTGGGGAGGGGATCTGCCGGCTCTCATCGATCGAGCCAAGCCCTTGCCTGATTGGGCGGCCCGGATGAACGCCGGCCCGGGGGCGAAGGACCGGGCGGTGGAGTGGGTGAGGCGTCTATGTCAGTTGCAGTAGATACGTCCGGCCTGTCCAAGATGGCGACGAACTTCGCCGAGGCCTCGGGCCTGAAGGCGCAGTTCGTCCAGGCCAACCTGGCTCATCTGGGGACCAAGCTGGTGGCGATCATTCGGGAGTCGCTGGAGCAGCACCGCTACCGGGGCGAGCTGCAGGACAGCGTCTCGGCCACACTTGAACCCGAGAGGCTGACGGTCGGGCCTCGGAAGAAGTACAAGGGCGGATGGGATGCGGGCTGGATCCTGCAAACCGGGACTGGTCCTATCGAGCGGGTTCCCTTCGCCCCCATCAAGGCATGGGCGGAGCACCGCGGACTTCCGGCCGGGCCGGTGTGGTACAAGATCAAGACGGTCGGTGTCTCTGGTCACCCCTGGCTTGAGCGGACCATCGATCGTCCAGACTTCGGCCGGGCCCTCGACCAGGCGGCCCTGAAGACCGGAATGACGTTGTACGCTTACGGGATCCTGGGCGTACCTGGGTCCCAGGAGATTCTGAACTCGACCATGTACGGTAGCTAGGAGGGACCTATGGCGGCCATCTTCCCTGACCAGGGTGTCGATTTCTTCCTCGGGGTGTTCCCGCGCTCGGCCTCGGCCTACGGCGCATGTTCGCTCTATATCGGGCTGTTCACGTCCCAGACCGCCTCGGCAGTGATTTCTCGGACGCAGACGATGGCCGACATCACCGAGCCCACCCCGGGGACGGGGGCCTACGACCGCCAGAGGTTGTCCGCCTCCAATTGGGGGACCCCTTCGACCTCCGGGACGGGCCGGAAGGTCAGCCATTCCCAGGTGACCTTCCCGACCGCGACCGCCGGCTGGGGGACCGTCAACGGGTTCTTTGTGGCGACGGCCTGCACGTCAGGCTCGTGTGTCTATCAGTCCAACTTCGACGACCAGTCGGCGGTCACCGTGAACAACGGCGACGTGGTGAAGGTGACGCCCTCGGTGACGATGAGCGGATCGGTGTAGCATGGCCATCACGACTGTCGACCAAGCCATCGCCGGCATGACGCAGCCGGCGGAGATTGCCAAGGCCGTCACGGGAACACTAGTGGCGGGAAGGGCACATTCCCTCTGGTACCTGGCTGGCATCCCCGCTGCGGGGGCGGCCGCCTCGGTTGGGCTGGTCGGAGAGCAGGTCCTCGGGGGTGGGGCGATCCGCCGGACGGGTCAAATGGACTTCACGAACCCGACAAGCGGAAGCACCTATCTGGCGAGGTTCCAGGGCCAGGCGCTGATTGCTGGGACGCTCATGCTCTGCGATCGGCTGTGGCACAACAACGGCTATGACGTGACCTCCAGCGCGTCCCAGACGTTCACCGGGTCCTGCCCAATCCCGGCGCGGGACAACTACGCCTCCGCGTCAGGTTTTGGCGTCTATGCGGCGGTGGAGATTTCATCGGCGACGGCCGCCGGGACCCCTACGCTCACGCTCTACTACACCGACCAGGACGGGAATACGGGGGCCAGCTCGAACAACATATTCGCGACCGCGGCCAGCCCGATCCAGGGGACGTTCTTTATCATGGGGCTGGCGCAGGGCGATGTAGGGATCCGAAGGGCGGATGGGCTGAAGCTCTCTGCCACCTGGACCTCCGGTTCTATCCAGACGGTCCTGTTTCGCATCCTGTCGCGGCTCGAGCTGACGGCAGGCAACGTTCCCAATGCGGTCGATGTCCTGACCGGAGGCAGGGTTCCGATTCCCGACAACGCCTGTCCGTTCTTGGTGTTCATCCCCTCGACCACGACGACGGGGAACATCACCGGGCACGCTATCTGGACGCAGGGCTGATGCCAATAGGGGTGCATCCTCTGACGTCTGGCTGGGCCTTCAGGAGGGGGCAAGCCTACGGGCACGGGCGTCTCATACGAGAAGAGACCAACCAGCCGCCGATGGAATACGAGCTCATGCGCCGGTGGTTCCTCGGAGGCCTGGAGTCCGTCCTGACCGGCGGGGCCTACGGGTCCCTGGAGGGGCGGGGCGAGCGCGTGATCATTGTCCTGCGGTCGGGGACGGTCGAGGGCTCCCTCGCAGGTACGGGGATCCTGGACTACACCTCCGGCAGCGGAACGGTCTACACCGAGACGGGCGGGGCGTTTGGAAGCCTCTTTGGTCGGGGGGCGGATGAGGCGACCCTGTCACGATCGGGCGGGGGTTTCGCCGGCCTGGTCGGCCAGGGAATAGATGTCGCGGTCTACGGCGAGCTGGGCGGCGCGTTTGGCGGCCTTTCTGGCCAGGGCGTGGATGCCGTCATCTTCGGAGAGCTGGGAGGGGTCTACGGGAGCCTGGAAGGCCTCGGTGGGCGCCAGGTCATCTGGACGGAGATTGGCGGCGCACAGGTCTACCTTCTGGGTTCTGGGGCCTACGATAGCGGGGTGGTCGTCCCCGTCCCGGTCACAACCTTGTGGATCCGACTGGCGGGAACAACGACCTGGACGATCGGGGCCCAGGTTCCCTGGCTGGCGGCGGAGCCGGACAGTCGGTGGCTCGCCCCGGATCCCGAGGATGCCTGGTTGGTGGCCGAGCCGGTGTCCGTTTGGCGGGAGGTGACGAGTGCCAACTAACTACTCGAAGGTCACGGAATACCCCGGCATCCAAGGGAGTCGGGAAAGGCGCATCTACCATGTCCAGTTCGCCGGAGCCTCATTCTCGGGACCCTCGGCCGTGGTAGTGTGCGATGGGGTCAACGTCTCGGCCTGCCACCTGACCTATTCGGCCTGCCTGACGGCGGCGAGTCTTGTCGAGGTGGGGGCGATCAAGTCCCTATGCGTGGGGAAGCAATTCCGAGTCCTGGTGGGTTGCATCGTAGGTCGGGAGGAGCGGTGGGTGGAGCAGCTTCTTGACGTCTGGGATCAGGGGTACACATGAGCCTGGCGACGATCCGAAACGGCCTGGTCGAGACGCTGAAGGACAGCGGCAAGTGGTCGGCGGCCGAGATTTCAACTTGTGATTTCGGCCTGATGACGACATCGGCCAGTTGCGTCATCCTTCAACCGGGACCCGGGACCCAGATTGAGCCCCTGTCACTGATGGGCGGGGACAACGTCAGGGGTCTTAGGGTAACATGGGAAATGTCCGGCATGGTGTTCGTGAAGGACCCCGGGGCGCCGACCTGCCTCCTAGGCTCCCTGTGGACGGCCTGCGATGACATTCTCGGGGCGGTTCACCGGGATGACACCCTGAACGGAACGGCTCAGGTGGCGATGGTGTCAGCTATCAGCCGGCCGAGCCTCGACTCATTCGTGACCGACGGCTCGACCGACTGGGGTTATATCGCCTTCACGGTTCGGGCCGAGGAGTTCCTGGTCTAGGAGGTGGGATGAAACGACTGACTGCTCACTGTCCCTTATGCGGCAATACGTCCCTGGCGCTGAAGGAGAAGGCCGGCAAGCTCTGGGCCTACTGCGACCAGGGCGGGTTGACGCTGGAGGATTCGCATACGAGGTTCGTGGTGGCTGACCGTCCAGACAAGGCGGAGCCCCAGAAGGAGAGTGACCAATGACGCAGGTTCATGGCTCGAAGGCCCGCATCTGGATGGACACCCAGAGCGGAGCCTGCACGGAGATCACGGCAGACATCACCGAGATCGGCTTCACCCGTAGCCGGTCGGATCCTGAGACGACCACGCTTTCCGACGGGTCCATGCAGCGGGAGGTTCCTGGTCTCCGGGACGCTCAGCTGGAGTTCTCGGGGATCTGGAATACGACCAGCAACCTGTCAGGGATCGTCGGGATCCTGGATGAGGCTTACTCGGGCTCGCTGCACAGTCGGTTCATCTACTGTCCCGCGGGTTCGGTGACGGGCTGCCCAGTCTACACCGCCTCGATGCGCGTGCAGAACCTGGCACACCGCACGCCCGTCGGCGGCATCGCAACGGTGAACTTCTCGGCCGTCCTGGCCTCCGGCTCGGTGGTGGCTGCCTGCTGCGTGTGAGGACACGATGCCCAAGATTGCATGCGATCTGCCCGGTCATTCCGGGTTCTGGGTGGAGTTCCGGCAGGACAAGTGGACCTTCGGCGATCGGCGCGCCGTCCTGGAGGCGACATCGGATGCGGAGTGGGTTGGGGTTATCCTGCCCTACGTCGTATCCTGGAACCTCGAGGACGTGGACGGCGCGCCGGTCGAGCCCACCCTGAGCGCGATGGACCGGGTGGAGGATGACGTGGTGGCCTGGCTCCTGCAGGCGTGGTTCAAGGCTCGTGCCGAGCGGTCGGCGCTCCCAAAAGCACCCTTGATCAGATAAGGGCCTACGTCGCCGGGGACGGGCCGGCGCCGCCCGAGTTGATCGAGGTCAGGTCGGCAGAGAGGTTTGGCTGGACCTGGGATGAGCTGGACCAGCAGGACTACGCCCGGACGGTTCGGGCGGTGGCGGTGATGAATGCGGTGGACGGGTATCAGAGGGTCATTGAGGCCACGAAGGCTCACCGTCTGGATACGCCGAGTAGTCACGATTGGGCTATGTATCGCCTTGTCGTTGGAGGTTCCGATGACGCTGACGGGTGATGCCCTGATCCGAGTGCAGGCCGATGTCTCGAATGCCCTGACCGGCATGCGGGCTCTCGAGGCATCCCTGAAGCAGGCCAGTGGGCAGGCCGGAAACGTCACCGGACAGACGACCAAGATGAGCCAGGCCGTGCAGGGGATGAAGGGAACCCTGGGAGGACTGAGCCAGCAAGTGCTCGGTGTCAACCTGGCGACGATCGGGATGGCCGGGGCCGTTGGATTGGCTGGCAAGACCATCGTCGACTCGACCCGTCACATTATCGCATTCAACAAGTCGATCCTGGACTCAGCCCGGGCGACCGGCATGGGGGTGGAAGAATTCTCCCGCATGGCCGAGGTCGCCGACGACATGGGCATCGGGCTTGAGAAGTTCGAGGCGGCCCTGAGGATGATGACCAAGCGGGGCCTGGCGCCTACGATCGACTCGTTGGCCCAGCTGGCCGACAGGGCCAATGCCATGAACAGCCCCGTCGAGCGGGCGCAGTACCTCGCCAAGGTAATGGGCAAGCAATGGGCATCCCTGGATCCCCTGCTCCAGCTGGGCGGCGAGCGGATGAAGGAGCTGGCCGGCGCCATTGAGGACGGCCTGGTCGTGACCGAGGAGGAAATCAGGAAGACCGAGGAATTCCGGCTCGGCTTGGAGGCCCTAACCGATAGCTGGCTGTCATTCAAGAACGAGCTAGGGATGGGGGTGGTCTCGGCCTACGTTGATCTGGCCGGCCAAGCAGAGGAGCATACCGTCCGATGGGAACAGGCGGTTCAGGCTCTTCTGGTCCAGGGCATCAAGCCTACCAGGAACGAGATAGACGAAATGTACCGGAAGTTGCAGGCCGCGGAGCGCATCGAGGCTCTGGGCCGCATCAAGGACGACTTTATCGCCGTGGCGGATGCGGCTGGCGAGGCGAAGGACGCGGTGGAGGAGTTCGTGTCCGACTCCGAGGCGGCGTTCAAGGAACAGGTCGCCGCCTTGGCCGCGTCCGAGCTGGAGAACCAGAAATACAAGGCGTCGGTCGACGACATCTCCGCGGCCATCGCTGCCCTGCGGGACAGGCATGTCGTAATCACCGTGACGACCATAACCGAGGAGGTGACCCGTCGGACCTGGGAGTGGCGCGAGGCCATGAACACCCCGAATACCGGCGGCGGGCACGGGTCGTCGACCGGCGGAGAGCAGATGGCGGCCGGGGGCCCGATTCGGAGTCCAGTAGTTGAGGTCGGCGAGGAGGGGGCCGAGGGCATCGTGAATGGCGTGGTCATTCCCCACCAGCAATGGATGGCGATGAAGCGCCTGGGCGTGGTTCCGTCTCGGGGCCGTAGGCTGGGCGGAGACGTGGAGAGCGGCGGACTTGGGCCCGGATGGAACTGGCGGCCGACCGTCAAGTGGACCCCGGATACAAGCCAGAGCTTCAAGACGAACGAGCCGATCAACGGTCAGCAGTTCTCTATCTACAACCCGGATTCAATCTTGCGCGGAGGCGGCGGAGGAGGAGGCAGTACCTCGGCTATATCGGAGGCGGTGTCCTCTGCGGCGGCTCAGGCAGCGGAAGGTGCCGCGGTCAGCGTGGCATCGGTCATCCCAGGAGCTATCTCGCATGGCATCAGCCAGCAGACTGCCCAGCAGGTACAGATTCAGATCGCCGGGAACCAGGCCATGACCTCAGAACTTCGGGCGGTCCGGCGCGAGATTCAGACTCTCAACGGCACCATCGTGCGAGCGGTGCGCGACGCGGTGGCCTCTCTATGAGTGTGGCAATCGTCCCGACCGTGGATTGCATATTCTCCGGCTCAACCTGGACCGACATCACGTCGGACGTCAGGCGATCGGAGCCAATCCGGGCGGGCTATGGAATACCTGGCATTGGCCCGCTGGACCTGTCGGCCGCTACCGGCAACCTATCTTTGGCGTTGGACAACGGCCAGTCGAACAGCGCAGGATTGCTCGGATACTACACCCCGGGGCATGCCAATTGTCGATCCGGCTGGGCGCTGGGGAAGAAGCTCCGACTATCCTACTCCTACTCCGGCTCGACGTTCTACAAGATGGTCGGGTATGTGACCGCGGTGGATCCCACGGCCGGGGTCTACCAGGAGCGTCTGGCAAGGGTGAGCGCAGTTGACTGGATGGACTTTGCGGGGACGCAGAAGCTGCAACAATTGTCCATCCAGGCCAACATCACGGCCGGCTCGGCCCTGCAGGCTCTTGTGAGTCAGGCGGTCATTCAACCCAGGGCCACCTGCGTCGGCTACTCAACCGAGACCTTTGTGCGCGTGTTCGACAGCGACAACGACGCCAAGATGACTCTGGCTGCCGGGATGGGGAAGCTGGCCAGGAACGAACTTGGGGCGATATTCCTGCGCGGGGATCAGACCGCCGGCGAGACGCTGGAGTTCAAGGGACGCTATGGCCGGGCCGGAGGGCAGACCGTCACGGCCAGTCTCATCTCGACGATGCTCGAGCTCGAAACCGAATACTCGCGGGACAACATCTGGAACGTGGTAAAGGCCCGCACCTATCCCAAGGAGATCGAGACCTCCGCCTGCACAGCGATCTTCACGCTCCAATCTCCCATTTCGATTTCGGCCAGCGAGACCCAGACCTTCACGGCCTACTTCAGGGATCCCTATTCGGCCAAGTCCATCTCGGCATCCAATGTAGTCTACCCATTCCGGGCCGGATTGGACTACAACTTCGGTTCCGCCTCGGGGACCGGGGTTGGAGACAAGAACAGCTCGGCCTGCTTCTCGGCCTCGATCGGGGCCAATTCGGCCCGGATCGCCGCGCAGAACAACTCGGGTACTACCGGCTGGCTGAACGACTTCACCCTATACGGGGCGGGCATCTACTACTTCGATCCGGTCGAGTATGAGAGTCGGAACGCCAGCTCGGCCTCGCTCTATGGCGAGCGGGTGCTCGACATGGAGCTTGAGTATCACACCACGGAGGTGACCGGCCAACCGTTGGCCCAGTATGTCAGGTCCCTCTGGGATACTCCACGTCGCCTGGTGAAGTCGGTGAGGTTCCTCGCGAACCGGAATGACGCCCACGCCCTGGCGGCAATGCGCTGCGAGCCCGGATCCAGAGTCTATATCGAGGAGCCCATGACGGCCACGGCTGGATACTTCGACATCCAGTCTGCGACCTACGAGACCACCGGGCGCAACGAGACCTATGTGACCTGGATGGTCGTCGCCGCAGACACAACGGAGTACTTCCGGCTGGACGTTTCCCAGTTGGACGTCGCCGCCCTGGCGCCCTGAAGGAGCTGACCTATGGCTTGGAGTTCACAAAGCCCCCTTTCGGCCTCGGCGATCCTGCCCTCAGCCCACTACAATCAGGGCATCAGCAATGACGATGCGCTCTATGCCGGCCTGCAGCCGGTACAGTTCAGCATGATCTTCGACGGCGGCGGAGCGACCGTTGCGGCCAGCACCAAGCTGGGGTTCTACTACAACCTGCCCACCATGACCATCACCAAATGGGACATCGGCGAAATCTCCACGACCCCATCGGCGGCCTGCGCCATCTTTGACATCTGGACCTGTGCGCCAAGCGTAGTCGGGACGGTGGCATCTGGAAACAGCATCATCGGCTCCGGCTCGAAGCTGGTCATCACGACCTGTTTCCGCAATGGCGCCTCTCCGGTGGGATGGACGACGACCTGCATCGTCCAGGGCGACTACGTGTTCGTGCGGGTGTTCGGCGTGTCGTCTGGGGCGAAGCTGGCTGTGACCCTTTACGGGACGAGGGCAATCTAATGGCGGCCATTCACGAACTGCCGAGGAGTTCATAATGGCTGTGGCATTTGACGCGTCTTCCACATACGCCGCAGATACCACGTCCGTTACCCAATCTCATACGGTCGGCTCTTACAGCGACCGCCTATTGGTGGTCGGGGTTGGGTTTGGGCTAATCCGCTCCACTACACCGACGGCAACTTATGCCGGGACCTCGATGACTCGTCTCCACGATGTCTACGGGGTCACGGATGCTAATAGCTGCCTGTTTGTGCTTGTGGCCCCCGCGACTGGGGCCAACAACGTTGTGATTGCTTGGGGCGGGTCTCTAACCTGGGCGCACGTCATTATCCGAAGCTACTACAACGTGAATCAGGGCAATCCCTACGGCACCTATGTTCAAGGAACTGCCACCAGTTCGACCCCCTCCATCACCGTGACGGATGCGATGGGCGGCGGCATGGTAGTTGACAACATAGCATGGCCCCAGGCCGCCAACTCGCCCTCCGCGGGCGGAGGGCAGACGAACCTTATCACGGTTGCTGGAGTTGGAAGCAACGCGCGCCTCTTTGCATCTGAGGAGCAACCTACTGCCGCAAGTGTGGCGATGAGCTATACCTGTACCGATTCTAGAACGTGGTACGGAACCGCCCTGTCTCTATATGGAATTGGTGCCGGCTCCCAGGTTATCATGCTGGCGATCCGCCGGTGGGAGAAGTTCATGCGCGACCTGAGGGCCGGGCTCATTCCCCCCGACCTGCTGATGCGACGTTATCGAGAGGCGGTGACCATATGAGCTGGGCTGCAGTCGACAACATCCGGTGCGTGGACATCTGGGCCGGCAATCTGGACGCCAACGGGAACATCCGGGGGGCGGAGCTGCTGGCGAAGCAGCCGGCGGTGGCGATCGCCCGGGCGGCCGGCGGCCAGGTGACGGTCGACCAGACCTACTCCAAGGCCCTGGCCCAGCTGGCCGGGCCCCACATCGAGCCCTACCTGGTGGTCAACACGACCAAGCCCCTGCAGGCCGCCTTCACCGTCTGGGACTCGCAGGTCCTCGTACCTCGGCCGAAGGCGATCTGGATGGACTGCGAGCGATCTGATGGCCAGACCCGGGACCACATCACCGGCTACCTGAAGGACGTATTCGCTGAGGCTCCTCGGCGCTGGCCCTGGGCAAAGGTGGGATGCTACACGGCGGCCTGGTGGTGGAACGTCCACGTGACCCACGGCTGGGAGGCGGCCATCCCGCTTTGGGATGCCATGTATCCATTCTTCGAACAGAGCCCGGTCGACGGGTCCTGGCACCAGGCGTACTCATTCGAGGTGGTGGACCGACTGCTTCCGA